AAAGCAAGAGAATAATAATTTCAATGCTATATGTAAGAGCCTAGGAATATCAAAAAATACTATATTAAATAGATTTAAGGTTAATGGGTTTGAGCCATTAAGAGCAGGACAAAGGATAATAGGATTTTCCCATCACGTTGGGAAAGAAGAAAATAAGAAAACTTTAGAGTCGGATAACATGACTTTAACCGCTCAAAATTGTTCAGTTGAAATAAAAAATTTAACTGCCGAAAATTCGGCTGTCAAAAATCCAATTTTGGATAGCGAAAAGTTGCTGGTGAAAAATAAATGTAATGTGAGTGATCCAAAAGATATAAATTTAATTTTAAAGAGAGTTGAGTTGCTGGAGCAAAAAGTTGAAATATTACAGAGTGCAAACTTGGGCTTAGATAAAGAGGACGGCAAAATATTTTGCTCTGATAAAAGCTTTATTAATAGTTATGATAATACCACAACTAAAACATTCAAAATTGATATAGAAGTATATCAAGAACTAGAAAAATTATTTGATAAATACAAGATGTATAAAAGGCAGGATATAGTTAGTAGTTTATTAAAATATGCTTTAGATAATATTGAGTAATATTTTATAATATTTAGTAATATAGAAAAATAGCCATATTATAAAAGTCTATTACTATTGTAATATTAAGTAATATAAATAAGCTAAGTGTTCTAATCCTTCTAAAGGATTAGGTATCGACTTAACCGATACCATTTATTAAAATAAAATACCCATGTTGCCAATTTGGTTATATGGGTTAAACTGACATAAAAATTCAATTAGTTAATAGTAAAATGCGTGTTTTATCCAATAAAACTGCGTAAAAAATCAATATTACAAAAATAATATTTTGTAAGACTAGCAATATAAAGGCTTTAATAAAAAACTGCGTGATTTAAATATTGTACGCAGTTTTTTTATTATGCTTAAAATTTAATTCTGGCCCAATAAAATATAGGGGTAACTGAAATAATTTCATTATTAATTTTAATTGGTGCAAACTTGAACTAATCACCAAAGGAGCATAAGGGGAATTTCCACTTATCCAATACAGTAACTGGAGAGGAAGTTTCCCTTTGAGTAATACCCACTAAAAATATTTTAGTGGGTAATTTTAAAAAAATACTCCCTTTTTCAAAGGGGCAGGATAAGGAAGTTTACAAATTCGAGGACAAAGCCACGAAAAGTATTGATATTACTAACTTTAAGGGCGTAACGCAAGTGGTTAATGTTTAGAGAAATACGTTACAAGTGGTGAATAAAATGTATAAAAGTGGCTTAAATACAGAGCTTATGATGTAAAGAAGATAAAGAAAAAAACATAAAAAAATAAATAAAAAACATGGTTGACTAAACATGTTTTTTAATGTATATTATATTTGTAAGGAGGTGGTAAGATGAGAAATACTTTTACAACAACAATTGAAGAAGAAGTACAAAAAGAATTTAAGGCTAAATGTAAAGAAAATAGTGTAAAAATGAATGATGTATTAGAAACTTTTATGAAGGAATATATCAATGGTAAATATTCATTAGAAAAAGAATATGTTTTAAAAAAGAATAAGTAAAAAAAAGCCCACCCAATAAGGATAGACTCAACCGCAATTAGATTATATCTTAATTGGGTGGTTAATTCAAGGAGGATTAATTGCCAATGAACATTAATACATTAAAAAACTACATAGAGAAGTGTAATTCTCACAACGTTATACCAACCCTAAAGGGAGCAGTAATATATAAAAGATTTGGGGTAGTTAGATAATGGATAAAGAATTTAAGAAAGAATGGATAATTAAGATAATTAATAAAATTGAGGATAAAGAATATTTAGATTTTCTTTTCGGTTTTACTAAGGGATATGTTGATATTCAAAGAAAGAAAAGGGAAAATAATAATTTAGATGAAATAACAATTAAATTATTAGAGATTCAAAATAAATTAAAATAATAACTTAAAGAGGATAACGTAAATTGGCGTTATCCTAATTTTTTTATTATTTATAAAAGAAAAAATAATATATGACTATAAAAACGCAATTCTTTTTTACATAAAAGTCATTGACATTCGATGAAAGTCAGTGGTATTATAAGTATAAATTAAATAAGGAGGAAATTAAATGGCAACAAAACAAATAACAGTAAGAATTGAAGAAGAATTATTAGATAAGGCTAACATAATAGGTGAAGAGTTAAAAAGGAATTCAATGGGTATTGCAGATATAAATACTGCGACAATTGTTAGAGGGGCATTAATAAAATTTATTGAAGAGTTTGAAAATGAGAAAAATGGCAAAAGAAAACTAGATGTTAATTTTAAAAATTTGAATGTAGATGAATTGAAATTAATGTATGACATAGTATGGAAGCAATTCTGTAGAGAGTTATTAGAAATGGAACAAAATAAAGCTGTTGCAAGAGTAGGTCAAATATTTATGGAGCTAACAGCACTTATAACTACTGAAATAGGAAGAAAACCAATAAGTGTAATTAGTGAAGAGTGTGAAGAAGGCAGAAAGGGAGAATAAAAAGTTGAGAAGTATAGATATTTTAAACAAACTAAATCAAAAAAAGGAAGAAGCAAGAAGTGAATTAGACAATGGAGATAATGAAGCTGCTAAAATTATTTCAAAAGAAATAAAGAGATTAGAAGAGGAATTAAAGAGATCATTAGAAATGGATGACTTAATAAAGAATGGAACAAGAATAGGAGTGTATGGGAATGATACATCAGAGAAGAGGAGTTCAAATAAAAACATTATATTGCCTAATGAAAGTTTTGCAGTGAAAAATATAGATGAAGGCGATAATTTTAGAAATCTTAGTTTATGTAAATTAGTTAAAGGAATTAGTGGAAGAGGTTGGGATGGAGCAGAAGAAGAAAGAAATTATTTAGGTGCAATGCTTAGTATGAATTATCAAGCTGTTATTCCAAGAGATATATCAAATGAAATAATAGATAAGGCAAGAGCTAATTCAGCTATATTAAAAAATATAACTGCATTTCCGATGTGGCACAATAATGTAACGATAGCAGTAGTAAAAGAAGATGCAGAAGCTCACTTTGTAGTTGAGGGAGAAAAAATCCCACAATCAAAGCCAGTATTAGATAAAGTAACTATGGAAGGAAAAACCTTAGCGTTATTTGTACCAGTTTCAGAACAGTTATTGGATAGTGCTGAAAATATGGAGCAAACATTACAAACTATAACAGCAAAAGCTATAGCAACAGCATTAGACAAAGCTATTTTATATGGTGAAGGAAAAATTGAAGAAATGAAGCTTGTGGAAAGTGATAATTTTTCAATGGACACAAAACAGATAACAAAAGATGAAATACTGGGAATATCTAATTATGAAACTATAAATAAAATAGAGTGTCCAAGTGGAAATAATTATGACAATATACTAGCTGGAATAAAAGAGTGTAGAAATAATAATATAATACCTACACATATAGCTTATTCAACTAATACTAGCACAGAATTGGAAATGATAAAGGATAGCACTGGAAGATATATAGAGCCTCCAAAAGCATTAGAAAAGTATATAATAAATGAATCAAATAATGTTAATGATAGTGATATATTTATATATGATGCAAGTTCAATGCTTATAGGAGTTAATAAAAATATAACTATAGAGTGGGGAACAACAGAGGATATGTTTGGACGTTTGATGAAGGGATTAAGAGTGTATTTAAGAGCTGATTTAGCAGTAATTAATCCAAAAGGTATAACTCAAATAAAAGTTACACCCTAGTCAAGCCCTAGAGACAGCAAAAGTCGGTAATGCTAGGGTAGGTGAAGCAAGAGTAGGAAGAGAATAATAAAAGATCATTTAAATTAGGTTATATTATTAATCTAATTTAAATAAAGAGTTTTAATTTAAATGTTAATATTTTAATTTCTTATGGTGGGTGGCATATAGTCATCCACTATTTTAAAAAATAAATAATGGAGGAAAAATGAGAGTAGAACCAATAAGAGATAAAGAATTAATAAGAGAATGTATGGAGTATTTAAAGTTAAAAAATGAAAAATATTACATTATGTTTTGTATAGGTATTTTTACATCTTTAAGAATTTCAGATATATTGCAGTTAAAAGTTAGAGATGTATATTGCAAAAACAGAATATCCATAAAACAAAAGAAAACTAAGAAGTATATAGATATTCCTATAAATAATGAGTTAAAGAAAATATTAAAGGAATATTGCAAAGATAAGCCAGGATATTGGTATTTAATAAAATCAAGAATAGGAAGTAATAAGCCGTTAAGTAAAACAATGTGCTATAAAGTATTAAGAGATATGGCGGAATATTTAAATATAGACAGAGTAGGGTGTCATACTATGAGAAAGACCGGAGCTTATCATATGTATAAACAAAGTAAAAACAATATAGGTACAGTAATGAAAATATTAGGACATAAAGATCCATCAGTAACATTAATGTATATAGGAATAACAACAGAAGATGTTGACAATACAATCAGAAAATTAAAGTATTGGTAATGAATTATCGAAAAAAGAAAAAAATTACTTCATAAATTAGAATATAGTATAAATATAGAAAATATAAGGGTTAAGGGTGATAATAAAAAGTTATGAATTTACATAAAATCGTAACTTCAATTTCCAATTTTAGATAAGAAAAAATAAAAAAATCTAATAAAAGGAGAAAAAAGTAATGATAAATGTCAATATTTTAAGTGAAATAATTAACCAAAGAACTGGAGGATATTATATAAAGTTAGAAGATAAGAAAGTATTAAATAAGATATTAAAGAGATACCATAAAAAAAATATATTTGATAAATATAAAATGAGTTATGTATATCAAGAATTAGAAGATAGTATTTTATTAATAATACACAAAGACTTTGAATTTATATAGTTTTAAATACCCGGGGAGTAGCAAATAAAATAAAGAGCCTTTTTTACATCGCGATTATTAAGTCCACGTGAAAATTTTTCTAAAGTTTTAGGGTAGGGGGGGTAAAAAAGCAAAAATAAATCATAAAGCAATATTTTTTTTGGAAATTAAAAATATTAAGGAGTAGAGTATGGAAAATAATTTAAGAGCCAATTACATAGAACGTAACGGAAAAGCAAAACAATATTATTATTTTGAAATGGTACAAGCTAGTGAAAAAGTAAGAGTTGATATAAATAAGTCGAGTGATCCATTTGAAATGTTAGATTTAAGTTTACTATGTATTTACTTTTTAACTGGAGATAAATTATTTTATGAGCAAAATAGACAGAAATTAATAAACATTATTGCCAGTTTTGATGGAAAAAGATTTAATTTTGAAAATTAAAATTATTGAAAATATAAGTATTAAAAAGTGGAATATTTGGAAATGTGATGGTATAATAAATTTAAACAATAAAAAAAGACCTCGCACTTTTAAATATACTGCAAATATATTTAAAAGTTACTTAATAGGTAACCGTACTACCTAAAAAGCATTGAAGCCTTTTAACTAAGGACAGTATAGCATTTAGTTAAAGAATTTTCAAGCCTTTTAGGATAATAATACCTAGAAGGCTTTTTTTATTTAACTAGATGAAAAGAGGTCAATAAAAATGGGAGCATTAAAACTAGAATATAAAAAAGGATTATTTAATGGATATACACACATATATATTGGAATGATGGGAGAATTACAACCATTAGAATGTATTGAATATGATGAATTTGAAGAGGTTATAAATAAATACAGTGGATATTATGATGTATACGCAACTCAAAATACTATAAGCAATACATATACAAGAACCAATAAAGATGTATTACAGTTAAGAACTTTATATATAGATATAGATAAAGTAAATAACACTGATGAAATAATAGAATTAATTAATAATTTAGTCAAAGAGAAAGTAATCCCAAAACCACATAAAATAATTTTTTCAGGAAGAGGAATACATATTAAATGGTTTATAAAGGATTATGCAGGGACAAGCAAAAAGAATATGAATGTTTGGAGCAGATTACAAAATTATTTAATTAAGACTTTTAAAAATTCTTTAAAGAGCATGGGAGAAGTTGATAAAAGAGTAAAAGACCCATCAAGAGTTTTAAGAATAGAAGGAACTATTAATTCAAAAAGTGATAAAGTAGTAAAATGTTTAGTTAATAATGAGCATGAGTTATACGACTTATATGAGTTATATAATATATATACCCCATATAAGCCACAGAAAGACACAGAACAAAAGAAAAGTAAAAAAGGTATAAAACTATTAAAGAGTAAATCAACGCTAAATTATGGGCGTTTAAAGGATTTAGAAAAGATACTAGAATTAAGGGAATATGATTTAACAGGAATAAGAAATAGTTTTTTAATGTTCTATACAACATATTATATTCTAGTTAATAACTCAAATTATGAGGAAACATTACAAGAAATAAAAGTTGTAGCAAGTAGAATTAAATCTAAAAAATATACTTCTTTGTCTGAATTAAAAGCATTTGTAAGAAATGGACTAAAGAAAGTTGAAGAACATAATGAAGGACAGAAGGTGCTACCCAAAAGCGAAACTATTATCGAATGGCTAGATATTTCAGAAGATGAACAAAGAGAATTAATTACTTTAAAGTCAAAAAAGATAAAACAAGAAAACAACAATGCTCAAAGAAGGGAAAAGAGAAGAAATTCAGAAGGGTTGACTTCAAGAGAGCAACAGAAACAAGACACTCTTAAGGCTATAAATGAATTGAAAGAAAAAGGATTTAATAATACTCAAATAGCCGATAAATTAAATATGAATGTTAGAAGTGTGAGAAGAATATTAAATTCTAACTAGGACATGAAATGGCTCTTTAATATATGTATGTTGTTCTTGTTTTTCGAAAGTTTATTATATTAACTATAATATCTACTAGAGTTAAGTATGATAGAAAAAATAAAAAGAGAAATGAAGCAAGAAGAAATGAAAAAGGATTAACTTCAAGACAACAAGGCAAAAAGGATAGAATAAATAGTATATTGGAGTTAAAACAACAAGGTTATAATCAAAGCAAAATAGCAGAAAAGCTAGGGATAACAAGACAAGCAGTAAGTAAATTATTAAAAGAATTAAATTAATTTATATTTTGTCAACTGAAATGGGTCTTTATAAAGTGTGTATAGCGAACTTTTTCCGTTTTATATTGATAGAATAAGATAATTAAATAGATATTAAGTCCATGGCTCAAAATTGAGCAGTTAAAATTATAAAAAGGTTATTAGGATATGAGGGGATTTCCCTTGTATCTTTTTTTATTTAAATTTTTACTGTATTATTTTTAATAAGTGAACAGTATCATTTCTAATAAATGAACATAGGGGGTATTGAGATGGATAATAAAAGAGAAATACAAACATATCCATTAACAGTTGGTAAAGATAATACTATAAAACAATTTGTTGAGAGGTTTTATATAGTACCAAGAGATATGAATTTTACTGAAGAAGAAAAAAAAATTTTAGAGAAATATTCTTGTTATATATCAAATCCGATTATAGCAGCAGGGAAAAATGGTTACATAGTTCAAAGAAGAGGAAAAAAATTAACCAAGGAGCAAGTAGAAATAATAAAAAATGATACTGGAAGTTATAGAGCAAAGGCAAAGAAATATAATTTATCACTTGGTACCATAAGTAAAATTATGAATGATAAATATTAAAGTAACGCAATAGAAGAAGAAAAAGAATAAGAAAGAGAAGAAGAATAAGAAAGAGAAGAAGAATTAAGATGACTCGGAAATATTTCCGTCATTACATAAAATAAGAATATATTATTGAGGTAATATTTGGTAATATAATATATTATAATAGTTTATTTTTGTAATATATTTATTATAGGGGGTTACAGATGAATAGGGAGGAATTCAATCAATTAGATATAAAAGGTCAAGTTGACTATTTTAATGAGGAATTAAAGCAAGAGAATAATAATTTCAATGCTATATGTAAGAGCCTAGGAATATCAAAAAATACTATATTAAATAGATTTAAGGTTAATGGGTTTGAGCCATT